TGCCGGCGACGTGCCGATCGCGATGCCGGCGCCAATGCCGGCAATCTTGGTCGCCAGCCCCTGCACAGCGCCCAGAGGCGCGCTTTGCCCGTCCTGCAGGCCCTCGGTGAGGCCTGCCATCGTGAAGCCACCCAGCATGGCAAAAACACGGCTTGGGCTGTGAATGCCAAGCTTTTCTTTGAAGAGGCCGATGGCGCGGTCGGCAATGCCTCCCACAGCGTCGGTCACCCAGCCGATCGCGCTCTTGATGCCGTTGGCCAGGCCCTGCACGATGTTGGCGCCAAACTCGGTGAACTTGCTCGGCATCTCGAACCCGAACCAGTTCATTACTGCTGCGAAAGCGGAATAGAAGAGGCCCAACGGCGACCAGTTGGTCAGGAGGGTGGCCACGCCAACGATGCCACCGTTGAACGCTTCCTTCACCTGGCCCCACAGGCCCATAAAGAACCCGCTGATCGGCTCCCAATACTCGTAGATCAGGTAGGCCGCCAGGGCGATGGCCGTTATCAGCAAGCCGATGGGGTTGAGCATCAGCGCACGACCCAACAGGGCCACGGCGCGCATCACCCACGTGAAGGCGCCGCCAAGGCCGCGCAGCACGCCGGACAGCAGGCCGCCCGACATGCCCATCTTGCCCATGAGGATGTGAAGCATGGCGTACGGCCCCAGCACCGAGGCGATGGTGAGCATGATCGGGCCGAGCACCAGGAGGGCAGCAGCCAGGGCGCCAATACCGATAGCCATCGCCTTGGCGAGGCCGGGGTTCTCCTGCATGAACTTGGTGACGCCGTCGGCCGCCTTAGCCACCCACTCCAGAGCGCTGGCGTACAGCGGCAGGACCTTCTCGCCAATCTCTTTCTGCAGGTCGTGCACCTTGGACGCCGCGTCCAACTCTTTGCCTTGCGGCAGGCCTTTGGCGCGTGTGTCGAGCTGGTCGATGCTGTCGGCGCCCTGGTTGAGGCGCATGTTCTTGTGAATCTGGTCACGCTGCAGGTACATCTGCGCCATCAGGTTCGACGCCGTGCGGTTGGAGAAGATGCCGCCGATCGCGTCCAGCACCTTGTCCTTGTCGGTGATGCCTTTTTCCGCCAGCGTGGGCAGCAGCACCTTTTCCATCCACTCGAATTGGCTTCTGCGGAACACGTCCGCGCCCTTGAGTGCGCCGGGGTCCATAAACGAGACCTGGCCGGCCTTGTCTTCCTTGACCTTGCTGCGGTCAGCAATCAGCCCCAGCTTGTCCAGGTTGCCCAGCGTGCGCTTTGTCGTCTTGCCCTGGTACAGGTTCTGGTACGAACTCATCATGGCGGTACCGACCGTGTTGCCGCCCATTTCCTGCACCAGCGGCTCCAGCGCGTAGAAGAAGGCTTCGCTATCCATGCCCTTGGCGGCCAGACCGCCGCGCTTGATGACCTGCAGCCACTGGTCGGACTGCACGCGGCCACCGGTGGCGGTGATGACCCGCTGCACCATGTCGGCTTGCTTCTTGAACTCCTCGGGGCTGGAGAGGCCGCCGCGCAGCTCGACCACCTTCAGCAGGTCCACGAACATGCGCTCGTTGTCTTCACCCTGCGCCTGGCCGAACACGGCCTTGTTGGCGAATTTCATTTTCGCCAGGGTGGGCAGCACCATCTCGGCGTGGTGCGCGTCGGCAAACACGCTCAAGGCGTCGCGCATCAGCTCGGCCTTGTCGACCTGGCTAACGCCGTAGGCCTTCATCTGCTTGGCGAACTCGATCGACTCTTTGGTTGCAGCGTCGCCCAAGCCCAGCGCGCCAATACGCGCTTTCTCCAGCTCGTAGTGCTTGGATTCGCCGATGCCCTTCCAGATCGGGACACCTGTCGCCATGCCGGCCACCGTCGCGCCGGCGCCGGCGCCGGCCAGGTTGCCGGCGCGAGCACGGATCTTGTCTGCGGTCTGCTGGGTGGCTGCCTGGGCGCGTGCGCGGGCGTTGTGCGCTTTGAGGCGAGCGTCCTGTTCGGCCAGGGCGCGCGTCGCAGCGCCTGTGGCCGTCCGTAGCTGTTCCTGGTACTGCACCAGTGACATCGAGCCGCGCCCGGCGTCCTGCAGGCCCTGGCGCACTTCCACGAGCTGGGCGCGCTGCGCCTGCAGTTTGCTGGTGAGGCGTTCTGAAGTGGCCGTGGCTTTCTGGAGGTTTTGCACCAGTTTGCCGCTGGGCGCTTCGGTCGCCTGCAGAGCCTGGGTCATGCGGGCCACCCGCTCGCGGGATTCCCGCAGCGCCGTGGCCGTCTCGCGAATGTTGGTGCGCAGCTTGCCGAATTGCTCGGTGAGCCCCTGCGCACGCTCCAGCGCCTTGAGCTGGTCGCGCGTGCCCTTGAGCGAGCGCGCCAGCTCGTTGTTGGCGCCTAGCAGGTTGCGGAACGGGCGCGTAGCCCGGTCCACGGCCTGCAGGACCACCTCCAGGCGCAGGCGGCGTGCGTCGCTCATTCCTGGGCCTCGCTTCGCTCACGGGCACGCTCGCGCCAGTCCATCAACTCAATGATGCCCATTGCGTACAGCTCCTCCAGGCGGAAACCGAATATCACTGCAACGTCTGCTGCGGCGTCTTCGACTCGGTCGGGAAGGCGTCGGCCTTGTCCCGCTTCGTCAGCAAAAAACCGGTCACCTCCGTGGCGATCTGCACCAGGTCGGCGGGGTCCAGCTTGCTCACGTCGGCGGCGGTGAGCGTCGGCTCGGTGATACGCGGCAGCACGGTGTGTAGTGCGGTCACGTCCATGCGCATCAGGTCCATGAGGCTCACGCCGCGCAGCTCGCCGGAGCCAGGCTTGCGCAGGGTGATGACGGTGATTTCCTGGTCGCCGCGCTTGATCGGGGTTTCCAGGATGATGGTGGCGGTTTGCTTGTCCATGATGGTGAGAGCGAAGAGGAAAGGAGGGTTGCCCGACGTGGGCGGATGGCCCGCACCAGGCGGGCCGCGTTGCTGCTACTGGTGGGCTACAGGCCGATCGCTCGGCGCTGCTCGGCCAGGCGGTCCACACCGAATACCTTCTCGATGAAGTTCACCAGGTCGATCTCGATCCACACCTCGCCGTTGACGGAAAGCTTGTAGTAGGTCAGCGCCGACTTGACCTTGAACGGGTCCTTGCTGCCGGTCTTGCCTTTGCCGAAGTCGATCTCGGTGTGACGGCCGCGCACGACGATTTCCACGGAATCGACTTCACCGCTGTCTTCTCGCTGGTACGCGCCGGCGAAGCGCAACATGGCGCCGTCGACGGTGGTGGTGGCGTACTGCTTGAGGATTTCGCGCATCAAGCCGCCATAGGTGGTTTCCATCTCCAGCTTCTCGTTGCCGAGGTCGATTGATACCGGGCCGTTCATGCCGCCGGCGCGCAGCTCCTCCACCTTGCGGGTGAGCTTGGGCAGGTCGATCTCTTCCACTTCGCCGGCGTGCGACACACCATCGGCAAAGACGTTGAAGTGCTTGAGGATGCGGGGGAGTGCCATGTTGATTCCTTGGTCTGGTGAGTGGCGCCGCCGCTTACGCCTTCACGGCGTCAGCAAACTGCATCAGGTAACGGTCGGTGATGCGCTGGCGGAAGCGGAGGTCTTCCAGCGGCGGTACCGGCGTGTAGTCGTAGTCGATCGCCAGTTGGCCGCTCTTGAGCGTGTCCTTGGTGTTGACGGCCGGGTCATACCAGGCCTCGCCACCTAGCAGGTAGCCATTGCGGACAAAGTCGCGCAGCTTGGCGTTGATGCCTTCCAGCAGATCACGCACCAGCGACGGTGTCAGCGGCAGGTCAACCGACCACATGTGCGCCTCGGCCATCGTGTCGGACAGCACCTGTGCAGTGCGGGTGTAGTTCTCGAAGAGGTACAGCTTGTCGGTGCTGCAGGTGTGCGAGCCCCAGAAGCGGAAGCCGCCTTGATGCACCAGCGTCGTCACGTCGTGCGAGTTGAGGAAGCCGGCATCAGTGGCCGGGTTCTGCAGGTCCCAGTACACGTCGCGGGACAGGCCCGTCACGCCGTTGACGACGACGTTGGAGAGGGTCTTGTGCCACCCGGTCTGGTTGTCGATCTTGGCGCGCAGGCCCACGGCGCGTGCCGTGGCCCACATGAGCTGTTCGGCGTTGCTGGCCGTGTCCCATGCGAGGAAGTCCGGCCACATGACCATGATTTCGCGCTGGCCGAAGTTCTGGCGGTAGGTGACCACCTCCTCCTTGGTCGCGCAGCCGTTGGCGCTCACGTAGGCAAACGCGCGCAGCTTCTGGGCGATGACGGCCAGCTCGGTCGCCACGGGCAAGGTGTCCAGCCCCGGCACCGCGAGGATGCGCGGCGTAATGCCCAACTGGTTCTTTGCCGCCAACAGCGCCTTCATGCCGGTGAAGCGGCCGGCTTCGTTGGTGGTGCCGATCAGGTTGGACGTGCGTTCCGCATCGGTGGCGCCTTCGGCCACACGCACGACAACGGTGAAGGGGCTGGTCTGGTCGGCAATCGCCTGCAGCGTGCGCGAGAGCGTGCCTTTCTTGCCGGCCTTGCCGACTGCCGACTGAACATCGGTCAACAGTATGGGCTTGTCCAGCGGGAAGGTGGCGACGTCGGCATCCTCGGCGGTGCAAACGACGCCGACAACAGCGGTCTCGATGGTGCGAATGGGGCGGGTGCCTTCGTTGATCTCGATGACACGTACGCCGTGGTGAAAGTCGGTGGGCATGCATTCCTCCGGGGTGGGCCGACAATGGGTCTGACCCGGCAAGGATGCTGCGCACGCGCGAGGAAGTCCCGCGCGCTTTGTTGTGCGGCGGGGGGCTACAACAAGACTGCGAGGAAAGCGCGATCAGGTGTTGGCGGGAGGCGAATCGTTCGGGTCTGTCGGCACGGTCGGCCACTCGAATGACTCGGGAAAACCGGGTAGTTTTGGCACGTCGCGCAGCGCCTGGCGGTACTTGCCAGCGAGGCGCATCCCATCCATGTCGCCCGCGTCCATCGCCTTGTACACCATCGTATCGGCTGCTTTGAGGCGGCGCTCCCGTTCCTGCCGTACCCCGCGCTCAACGAGAAAGAGTTGTGCCGCTGCGCCGTGCTGGCGCAGCAATGCTTGGACGGTCCTTCGGCCTGGATACGGCTCGTCAACTTTCCACTCGCGAATGGTGGCGTCTTCCGTCTGCTCGCCTGTTGTGTCGCTCACCTGCTGGCCGACCCAGAAATCGAGCCCGTGAACGAGATTGGGATATTTCTGGAGCAGACAGTAGATCAGCTCGTCATGCGTAATCATTTGGCTTGATCCTTATTGGTTGCGCAGTTGCACCGCCCGCAGGTAGTGCATGTAGAAGGTGTTGCGCAGGCCGACCAGCACGTAGGGCGCGGGAAGATCGGCGTAGCCTGCGGATTCACCTGTGGACACGGCGCCAAATTCTGTGATGCCGGTGTTCCATTGGCAGACAGCGCCGCCGGCGGCGCGTGAGCCAACTTGTCGGTAGAGATCTGTGTAGATGGCCTCTGCACGCGCCGAATCCGCCTTTGCGTTGAGAGCGGCGTCCACTACTGCCTTGGTGTACACATCACTCACGTTCGCCTTGGTGGCTGGGTCAAAGTTCCAGCGCCCCCAGACTGCGTTACCGTCCCAACGCAAGATGTCGTTCTCGTCGAATGTCCATGCCCGGGTGCGCTTGCCAATGTGGAAGTTGATGCTGGGAATTGAGCCGTCTGACCCGCCCGCGTAGGCATCAATCGCCGCCAAATGGCGTTGACCCCACTGCGTCCAGCGGATGCCCATGTACGCACCGCTGTTGCTCGGGCAATCGACTTGCAGAGCTGGTGTACGAGTGCCGTTCCAGTCAACAAAAGCGCCCCCAATCGAATCTGTACCGTTGGACGACACGACGAGCGCAGAACGGCCGTAGCCAACACCGAAGTAGAGGGCTCGATTGGCGGCCAAACCGCCACCATCCGTCGTGAGGGGATTGGGCAGGTTGCCCGTATCCCAAGGCACGGCGCCGTTGAAGTTGGGGCGCACCGTGAAGAGGAATTGGCCGGTGGTGTAGCTAATAGAGAATGGCTGGTTCCGGTTGGTGCCATTGGCGTTGTAGCCGCTCAGAGTCAGGTCGCCGGTGGGGCCGAACATGTATAGGCGCCAGATCACCATGTCGGCGCCAAACTCCAGAAAGCCGCGTCCGTCGTTGTTGTAGGCCGGCAAGTTCACGTTGCTCTGCGTCCTCAGGTACGCGCCCGTAACGTTGCCTGCAGCGGTTGCGTTGCCATTCCAGTCGACGGTGAACATGCGGAAAAACTGCGAGAAGCTACCGTCAACCGCCGTATTCCGATCGAGCACCAACTGCTTGCCGCTCGACACCATTCGGAAACGGCCGAGGGTCACAGGCTGCTGGGTGTCGGTGAACTGCAACTCGACTGCTGACCCTTTGAGGTTGACCTGCCCAGTCACATCGCCGCCAGCACGCGGCAGGGCTGCGTTAGCAACGTCCAGTGCCCGGTTGGCCATGTCCTTGGCATCCCTCACCGAAGAAGGCGTCGCGTAGCGTTGGTCGGCCTGGGCAAGCGGCACGGCGTGCTCATCGTTGCTCGCTTGTGCCACGGCAAAGGCCTGCGTCTTTGCGCCGGCAAGCTCGGCTTTCTTGGTGAGCTGCGCGGCCATCTTCTTGGGCGTGACCGCCTTGCCGTCATCTTTGCCGGCCAGCACCTCCGCATCAGTAGCGAGCTGCACGAGACCCGTTCGGGCCTCCGTGGCCGTGCGAGCGTTGAGGGCGTCGGGCGTGACCGCGCGCAGTGTGTCGGTGCCCTCGATGGTCTCAAGTCGGGTGGCCAACTCCACCACGCCCTGGCGCTCTGTGGTCGCAGGCGGGTTGGTGAAGTTGGTATTGCCAAATGTCAGCGCAGAGACGTCCAACGTCTTGAACACCACGTCGACGGCCACCAGCAGGATGGACACCGGCGACTTTTCCATGATCGGCGTGGTCTGGCAGTACGTGCCCAGCAGCACGCCGTTGTCCAGGTACAGGCCAAAGCCATACAGCTTGAATTGGTCCTGGCCGTCGTCGCGGATCGTGACGTGCACCGTATCGGGCGCGATGTTTTCGCCAGAGATGGTGCCGACGCGCTTGAACTCGTTCGGCATGACCTGCATGCCGGGATTGAACACAAAGGGCGCAGTCGCAACGCCCACCTGCACTACCTTGCGCGCGGCGGTGCCGGAGTGGTCGCCGTTGACGAGGGCGGCGCGGCCGGCGTCGGTGATATTGAGGGTAGCTCCAGCCATGTCATGCATCCGTGAGTGAAAGGCGAACAAAGAGGGCAGGACGAATCGCGGCAGCGACACCGATGCCGCCCTGCTTATTGAATCCCTGGGTGAACGTGTAGTGCGCGCGCACGGGCTTGGTGCGGTCGATCTCGGCCACGATGTCGGCCACAAACTCCGCTGTGGAGGGGATGTCGTCGCGCTCGGTCACAGTCATGACCAGGTCGAACGTTCCCGGCTGGCCGAGTGGTGTCATCTGCCACCACTCACGCAGCGCGATGTTGGCGCCGAATGACGCGACGACGGCACGCACCGCGGCGGCCGTGCCTTTCTTGCGTGCGATGGGGATTGCGGCTTTGACTCGGGCGCGCTTGATCTGCTCGGGCCAGTAGTCTTTCCACGTGTCGATACCCAGATGCCAGGCCAGCCAGGGCAGCAGGCGTGCGGGAATCTTGTCGGGGTCGATCAGCGTGCGCAGCGGCACCGGCAGGTCGCTGATGGCGCCGTTCACCTCTGCGAGGTTGCGCTCCAGCTCGGTCGCATTGGGCGGCAGCAGGTTAGCCACGGATGCCCCCGTGTTGAACGTCCGTCGCGGTGCAGTACGGTGCCTGGGTCAGGTCCGCCACCACGTTGGCAACAGGTGCGCGCAGCTCGACGCGCTCCACGCCGTCGACGTGTAGCGCCGCGTGCAGGCCGGAAACCGCGACTTCGCGGCCCAGTCGATGGCAGGCCTCCACATAGGCGGCCAGGCGCTTGCGCGCCAGCTCCAGCACCACGCTGGAATCTGGGCCCGGAAACGTGAAGATGGTCGCCGCTACCTGGTAGGGCAGGACTGTGGCCGAACGCACGGTCACCAGGTCGGTGAGTGGCCGCACGTCATCAGAGCGCAGGCTGGCCGCCACCTTGTCGATGAGGTCTTGCGGGGCGGTGCCGTCGCCGCTGCGCGCCAGCACGGTGACCACCACTTCGCAGGGGCGCGGGCTGGTGGCCGACGCATCGAGCACGCGGCCGTCAGCGTTCAGCGCGTGCGAGCGGTAGGCGCCCTCCGGGCCGGCCACGGAGAACGACTGCGGCGCGAGCTGCACGCGCATGCGCAGGTCGGCGTCGTCTTCCATGACGGCCGGGGTGCCGGCTACCGGGTCGGCCGGCTTGATCTCCAGGCGCTGCACACCGACCAGGACTGCGAGGTGGTCCAGCGTGGTGCCGGTGGCGTAGGCGAGCATGACGGCCTGTGCGGCCTCATTGACCCGCCGGCGCAGCAGCAGCTCGCGATAGGCGCTCTCCTCCAGGTCTTTGGTGAGGGGTTCCGACTCAAGCGCCAGGACGGCGGCTACCTCCGCCTGCTTGTCGGCGGGGAAGCGGGCGATCAGCCCGGCCTTGCGTGCGGCAAGAATGCTCTCGAAGTCCAGCGCCTCCACCACGTCGGGCGGCGGCAGCTTAGACAGGTCAATCATGACGCCCATGTTCACTGGCTCCGAAGGGGAATGCTCAAGGTGCCGAGCGCTTCGGCACGCGGCCCGTCGATGCGCTCGCCCTCGATGTCAATGAAGGCGCCGCTGTCGGCATTGGTCGAAAAACGCACCGAGGAGATGCGGATGCGTGGTTCCCAGCGGACCAGGGCGGACACCGAAGCGGACATGAGCCGAAGGCGCGTCGCCGGGTTCATCGGCTGGTCGATCAGCTCGGGGATCAGGGAGCCGTACTCGCGGCGCATCACGCGCGAGCCGATGGGCGTCGTGAGAATGTCCCGTACCGACTGCCAGATGTGGGCCAGGTCGCCGATGGCGCGGCCGGTGATGTTGTTGAGGCCGATCATCGTGTGCCCTGGGTCCAAGCGCCACCCGGCTGCACGCCGCCGTGGGTGTGGTTGTCCAGCACGACACCGTTGGAAGACAACTTGCCTTCCTGGTGCGTCACGTCGCCCTTGATGACGTTGCCGTTCTCGCCTCCCTGACCGGCTATACCGTTCTGGAAAGCCAGCAGGCCCTTGACCGTCACGTTGCCGTCGAAGGTGGTATCCGGGCACTTCACCAGCACGCTGGTGGCCGCTTCCAGCAGGACGGTTTTAACGCCCTTGACGGTGAGCATACCGGCGGCGTGGTCGTACTTCACCTGGGCGCCGTCCGGGTAAAGCGTCACGGTTTCGTTGGGCTGGTGGCTGGGCACGTCATTGGCGGCGGAAGGAATGGAGCGCAGGACGATACCGTTGGACGGGTCGCCGCTCGGGCACGCCATGACCACCTGTTCGCCCTTGGTCGGCGGGTTCCAGGTGCGTGTGGCGCCGGCGCGCTGTTCGCACCAGGGCAACCAGTTGGTGGTGATGCCGCCCGTGGCTATACGAACTGCAGGCGGCGAGCCGTGGCGCACTTCGGCCACGGTGCCGGTGCGGATGACGTTCTCGAAGAGGCGGGCGATGTCTGCGTAGTCCATGTCCGCAGATTGCCGCGCGTGCGCGTGGGGGTCACGCCGTACCTGTTGTATGGTTTCGTCTAACAACAACCAGCTACAGCGGAGAGCGTGATGAATGCAGAAGCGACGGACGGAAAGAATGAGTTGGAGTATTTCGTGCGCCTGGCAAACAAGGCTTGTGATGAGGCGTACTCGGACCTGGCCGGCCCCATGCAATTCATTGAGGCCATCGACAGCCTTTACATGGAGCTACTGCCGCAGCTCTCGAAAGCCAAACCGGCGACTGCGGCCATTCTTTTACTGAATGCCCATGCGTCGCTGCGTGCGGCAATTCGCCTGTCGTTGAGCGGCCAGCTCCTGCCTATGTTCATGGCCTTACGCGGCAGCATGGAGAGTGCCCTGTACTCCAACGCAATGGTCGTCGAGCCGTCACTTGCGGATGTTTGGCTGCATCGGGACCGGGACGAGGCATCGAAGAAGCTGTGTCGAAACAAGTTCACCTTTGGCAACGTGATCGACCTGTTTGCAAAGGCCCACGACAAAGACTTCGCGGATTCAGTGCGCGAAGCGTACGAGCTGACAATTGATTTCGGTGCACACCCGAACAGTCGTTCGATGTTGGCCAGCATCCACCTTGAGGAGGGCGCGGAGAATATCGCAGTGGAATTCACTTATATCCACGCCGCCGATTCCATGGAAGTACGCCAGTCTCTAGTTGCCTGTGCCGAGACCGGGTTGGTGATCTTCCTGGTTTCCTTGCTTTGCGTGTACAAGGAAATCGAGTTTGAAAGCCTGAACCTTCGGGCGTTGGACCTTCAAAAAGCTGTTCCGCAGTTCGTCGCCAGCCTTGGCCTCAGCACGAAAGGCAAATCCAGCTGACCCTCTCCGTGCTTCTGGGAGCCAGAAGCCGAAACGATCCTGTGTCGCGCTATGACGATAGGTGATGCAAGACAAGATCCGTGATGCGCCCGACGTCGCCGTCGTCCAGGCCCAGCAGCTCACGCGCAGGGTATTTGGCTGTCAGCCCGTTCTTGTTCACGCGATCGCGCAGGCCGAAGTGGTGCACGGTGGCGATGCGTAGAGCGGTGCCGGCAAAGGTGATGGCAGCGGTGTTGGGGTCGGTCTCGATGCGCATGTAGCGGGCCATGCGCAGGCGGGTGAACATCGCGCGGCGGATGCTGCCGCGCTTGTGCCGTAGCTGCGGCTTGCGTGCCTCGTAGGGCGTGCCATCCGGGTTGCGTTGCGCGGCGATGCGGGCGGACTGCCGCCGGCGCAGCTCGACGGCAACCGCGCGGGCCAGCACGCGACGCTGGGCCGGCTCCAGCTTGGAGAGCAACGCCGACAAATAGGCGTCCAGCTCGTGAAATCCGCTCACGCAGGCCTCCAGATGGCCGGATCGTCGTCTTCGTTGATGGGCTCGGGGTGGTGCTCCACCTGGTAGCCGTTGCCTTCCACCTTGACCGTCACCCGCTCGGTCAGCAGCAGCTTGATGGACATGTCGACCGTCTGCTTGTTCAGGATCTCCGCCTCGAACTTGAAGGCGTCCAGCCGCTTGTCCGGGTTGGTGAAGGTGTCCGGCTGATTGGCGCGCAGCCAGGCCAGCACCGGCACGACGATGGTGTCTGAGCTGTGCGGGTAGTCGGTCACGATCGCGGTGAGCGTGTACTGATACTCGAAGCCCAGCGTGCGCGCGCCGGTGCCGACCACGCGGCCCTCATCGACAAAGACGTGCAGCGCGTCAGGATTGGCGGCCAGGTACGGTACCGCCGCCGTCAGCGCTTCGCGCAGGCTGGTCGCCTTCATCATGGCGCGAGTTCCTCTCCGATGATGGTCACGCCCTGGTCGCGCAGGGCCTGCTGCAGCGTGCTCAATTGCTCGCTGTTGGCGTGGCTGTCGGTGTAGTTGCCGGCGACGGTGCCGGTGATGGCAGAGAGTGCAACGCCCGAGGGGGCCGCATCAGCATCGCCGGCACCTGGATTTGGCACTGTGCCGGCGGCTGCGGCGTCGTGCAGGCGCACAAAGCCAACAGGCACAACACAGGCAACATCAGCTTGAACGGGAACATAGCGGGTCACTTCCTTAATGATGGTGTCGCCTTTCTCGCGGATGGTTTGAACCCGGTCCACGTATTGGGTAACGGTGACAGTGGCGCCCTTGGCGTTCTTGAGCTGGGCACGCAGGTTGCGCGCTGCATCCTCCGCCTGGTCGGCGCGATCGACGGCCGTGTTGTAGCTGTCGGTGGCCCACCAGGCGAGCCCGGCGGCGAGTGCCAGCAGCACGACGATGGCGACGGCGCGGTTCATGCCGCCACCTGGTCTTCCGCCTGGTAGCGGTTGAATGCGCGCTCCAGCTTCACGTCGTACAGGTTGTCCTTGTAGGCAGGGCCGTTGTAGCCGGCGGCAAAGGCGGGCCATTTCGCGCCGGCCAGCACTTTCTGCAAGGTCGGGTCTGCAGCGATGAAGCGCACGAACGCGTCGAGCTGCGCGGCCTCGCTGGTGCGCATGGCCGCCACGAACTCCCGCACGTCGTGATAGTCCAGGCGCCGCGCGTGGTAGCCCATAACTTGGAACAGCCCCCAGCTCGCGGACGACAGCGCGCACACCTCGTCAATCTGGCTGGCCTGCGCCAGGCGCATGTATTCCGCTGCCTTGCCGGCATAGCCGCCGCGCGCCTTGTTGACCACGTTGGGGAACTGCAGCGCCAGCGCATCCGCATCCTTGCCGGCCTTCTTGAGCTGGTCGTACATGACATGACGCTCAAACAGAATTACCGGGCGCCCGTCAGGCAGGAAGCCGCTGCCCAGGCTCTCCACCTCATTGACTGCACGCACGGCCGCCAGCGGCACGTTGAGCGTGTCCGCCGCTGTCTGCAGGTCTGCCGCCGTCAAGTGGCGGGTGTTGCGCATGCCCGCCTGCAGGGCGGCCAGCGTCTTGGGGCCGGCGATGCCATCGACCACCAGGCCGAAGCGCTTTTGCACGGCCCGCACGGCTGCTGCCGTGTCGGCGCAGAACACACACGAATCCGGGGCGTTGAAGCTGTTGGCGATCAGCAGGCGCTGCAGCTCGTGCACCTCCGCCCCGATCATGCCTTGTCGCAAGATGCTCACGTGGACCTCCGAAGAAAGCGAACAA